CACGCAATGGAGACGCAAGGTTATACAGCTAAGGGAGATCCTGAAAAGTATGATCAGCACCCATCGGTTGATGATTGGATGGATGCGTCAGGTTATTTTATTAATCGCAAATGGCCTGTACGCAAACCCGCGATAGACTTGGATATAAGGTTTAACTAATGCCAATAGATACAAAAAACCCAACATATACAAACAACTTGTCTAAATGGACGCTGGTACGTGATTGCGTATCGGGTGCAAAGCAGGTTAGATCTAAAGGCGTTGTATATCTGCCTAATCCAGATCAAAAAAATGACATTGATAATAACAGTGTCAGATACAAAGACTTTAAAAAACGTGCTCAGTTCTTAAATGTAACCGCGCGCACGCGCAATTCGATGGTAGGGATGGCATTTAGGCGGCCTCCTGTTGTTGATGTAACCGGCATTGAGTACATCATTAATAATGCTACCGGCTCAGGAACAACACTAGAGCAATTAGGTAAGGTCGTAACAGGTGATTTATTAGAGGTTGGCCGCATAGGGTTATTGGTTGACTACCCTGAATCAGAGCCTAATCTAAGCAAGGAGCAAGTAACGGCATTAGGATTTACATCAGGAATAAAAGTTTACACTGCTGAAAATATAATCAACTGGAAGACATCAATAGTTGGCGGTCAAAGCGTATTGTCCTTAGTTGTATTGATGGAAGAGTACAACGTAGATAAAGATGAGTTCGACCAAAGCAAATTAATACAGTATAGAAAGCTATGCTTAATCGATGGCGTTTATAATGTGATTGTCTATCGTGATGACCTAATTCATAGCGTTGCACAGCCTAGAGCTAACGGGCAAACACTAAACCAAATACCATTTATCATCGCAGGCACTTACTCTAACGATCCTGCGGTAGATGATGCGGCGTTGTATGACATTGCAGAGATTAACATTGGTCATTATGTGAATAGCGCATCTTATGAGGAAGGCATAGACTTACACGGCCAACCCATGCTTCATATAGACAGCGGTACGATGACTTCTACAGAGTGGAGCACATTAAACCCAAACGGTGTGGAGGTTGGTGCTCGTCGTGGCATTGTAACTGCTGGTGGTGGTTCAGTAACATTAGTTCAGGCCGTTGCTAACGGTTCAGCAGCCGAGGCAATGACCAAAAAAGAAGCGCAGATGGTTAGCATTGGCGCTCGATTGATTGAACCTAATGGTCAAGCTGAAACAGCGGAAGCATCTAGAATTAAACATGCCGGAGACAATAGTGTTTTAGCCAATGTTGTCCAAAACGCATCCGAAGCCATACAAACGGCGCTAGGTTGGGTTAACTTGTTTATGGGCGTTACCTTTGAGCCTGTTTTTCAGATCAATGAGGATTTCTATGATAAATCTATAGATCCACAAACTATAGTGGCCAAGATACAATTGTTTGACCGTGGCATTATTGGTAAGACTGATATACGCGGTACACTACGCAAGGCCGGTGAGATAGAACGCGATGATGAAGAGATCGAGGCCGAGGCAATTGATCAAGATCCTACTGAATGAGCAGCAACAACGCCCTAATTGACGCTATCACGTTACGTCAGATATTAATTGAGCGTTACAGTAGGGGCGAAGCTAAAAAGCTTGTGAAGAACCTCACACGCTTATCTAGGCAGCTTAAGGAAACGGTTAACAGCGATTACGGCAGAGTACGCGCCGTTAGGTTAGCGCAGCAAGTCACTAGGATTACGGAAACTATACTGAATGAGTATGGCGATGAAATGATTGTAGGCTTAAAGGAGTTCGGCAAAGAAGAGGCAGAATTTATAGCTCAAGCATTGTTAGCGACTACAGCAGCAGAGGCGGTATCATCACCATCATTGCGACAGATACAGGCATCTATAACTAAGGTGCCAATGAGATTGATTAGCGGTAAGAAAACTCAAACATTGACCATTGAGGAAGCTGTTAAGGTATTCACCAAGAATCGATCAAAAGAAATAGGTCAGATTATTCGTGATGGGTCCCTAGTGGGTAAAACATCGCAAGAGCTAGTAAAAGACATTGATGAGGTTGTAGGCGGCAAGTTTAAAAGCCAAGCTGAGACACTGGTTAGAACATCAACTAACCATATGGGCAACATAGCGCGGTCAGCTACCTACAAGGCTAATGATGATGTTATAATAGGGGAAGAATATACGGCAACGCTTGACAGTAGAACATCTATATCATGCTCTAGTTTAGATGGTCAGATATTCCCAATAGGGAAAGGGCCAATACCACCAATACATTTTGGTTGTCGATCAGTAAGGGTGCCAAAGGTTAACCCTAAATTTGACTTAGGATCTGAGATAGTAGGTGAGCGAGCATCGATTGATGGGCCAGTACCGGGCAATGTAACCTATGGTGGGTTTTTAAAACGTCAGAATGCAGCGGTACAGAATGAAGTGCTAGGCGTTGAGCGAGCAAAGTTATTTAGAAGCGGCAAATTATCTATTGGTAAATTTACCGATGACTCAGGCAAGGTTTACAGTTTACAACGGCTAAGGGAATTAAACCCTTTAGCATTTAACAGCGCCAGTGGCGCATAAACGGTCAGTGACCAAGGTGAAGACAATGTTTAAAACAATTAGCAGACCAGCAAATGATTACTCTCCAATGTGGGGGCAATATTGGGCGCAGAATCCAAAGCTATTGCGTGGCGTTGGTGCTGATCCTGTACAAAAAACCCCAGAAGAATTAGCGGTAGAAGCTCAAGCGGCAACAGATGCAAGTAATGCTGAATGGCAGGGCAAGCTAGATACCTTAATGGCAGACAACGACAGGTTAAACGCTAAGATCAGCGAATCAAACAAACACACTAAGGCGGCTGAAGCTAAAGCGGCCAAAGAAGAGAAGGAACGGTTAGAAGGCGCAAACAACTATGAGCAATTATACAAAAGCTCAGAGACAGAGCGCGAGGGGTTAATGCAACAGATTGCAGACCGTGATTTAAAGTCAGCATCTACAAGTGAAGAAAACGCAGCCTTGACATTAGCCAACGAATTGACTAAAGACACTAAAAGGGCTAGACTTTTAGCCAAAGAGTTAAAAGGTCGTCTAAAATACACTGAGGACGGCATTAAAGTAACAGATTCAAGCGGTAATTTGACAGTGTCAAGTATCGCAGATTTAAAATTAGAAGTTTCAAAAAATCCAGACTATGATTTTCTCATTGATGGTGTTGACTCAAGCGGTGGCAGTGCTACCGGAAGCAACAATAACGGCGGTGCCGCAACAACTTATACAATGTCTGAATTTAAGGCATTAAACCCGGCACAACAGATGGCAATCGCTAAAGACTGTCGATCTGGTAAAGCTGAAATCATCGATTAATAGAGAGAAATTAAAATGGCTGAGAATACTATAACGGGCTTAGTGCCTGATTTTTATGAAGCGCTTGATATTGTATCAAGAGAACTTACCGGTATGACCCCCGCAGTTACTATGAATGCTTCGGCGGCAAGTGCTGGTATCAATCAAAACATTCGTGTTGACGTGGAGCCTGAGGGCAACATAGGCGACATTACACCCGCAATGACAATCCCTGACCCAACCGGTCAAACATCTGGCTTTACTGACATTCAAATCACTAAGTCACGCGCTGCCGAGTTTGGTTTTATTGGCGACGATCAATTAAAGCTTAATAGTGGCCCTGGTTATCCCGGTGTTCGTGCTCAGAAGATTGCACAAGCTATTCGTAAAGTTACGAATGAGGTCGAAGCTGATCTTTGTGGCTTATATTCAACTATGAGTCGCGCTGTTGGTACGGCTGGCACTACTCCATTTGGCACTGCCAACGATTACACTGCTGCGGCATTAGCTAGACAAGTGTTAAAAGATAACGGCGGTGATATTGATCCGCAGCTTGTTATCAACACTAGCGCAGGCGTGAATATGATTGGTCTACAGTCAGCGGTTAATGCTGCGGGTACTGATAGCCTCTTGCGTCAAGGTGTATTGCTTGATGTTGCAGGTATGCCATTGCGTGAGTCAGCGCAGATACTAACACCGGCGGCTGGTACTGGCGCAAGTGCTACAACTAATGCGGCTGGTTATGCTATTGGCGCAACTGTTATAACCTTAGCAAGTGCTGGTACAGGTACGTTGATTGTTGGTGACGTTATCACTTTTGCCGGGGATGCTAATAAGTATGTACTTGCGGCAGGTGATACTGATGTATCAAACGGCGGTACTATTACTTTAGCGGCTCCTGGTTTACGCATTGCAATCGCTGGCAGCACTACGGCGATTACTGTCATAGCGGCAGCTGCTCGTAATATGTGTTTTGCTCGATCTGCTTTAGTATTGGCAGCCCGCGCACCGGCACGACCAGAAGAGGGCGACATGGCTGAGGACGTAATCACTATTACTGATCCGCGTTCAGGTCTATCAATGGAATTTGCGATGTATAAAGGCTATCGTAAAGTTCGTTATGAAGTTGGCCTAGCCTGGGGCGTTAAGAATATAAAGCCAGAACATTCGGCTTTAATGCTAGGCTAATATTTATATCAATGTTTACCGTTGCGGTTAATCCCGCAGCGGTAACAATCAGGATTAAATAAGATGAGCTACAAATTAGAAACAGTAACGATTTATCGGAACGGTGAGCCGGTACTTATCAACAAGTCAGATCTAAAAGACACTGACAAACAAAACAAAGAAACCCCCAAAGACAAACCATTCAATAAAAAGAATCGCTAAAAGCAGGGTTAATCTATGTCTTTAATTATAGAAACAGGTACAGGCAAGGCAGACGCTCAAAGCTATATTACAATTATTGAGTTTAATGCCTATGCCGCAGCGCGAGGTATAACTATTGATGGCGATGTATCTTCTATGCTTTTGCAGGGTATGACTTACTTGCAAACCTTAGATTATATCGGCTTAAAGAATACCAAAGAGCAGGCGTTGCAATGGCCTCGCTTAAATGCTTACATCGATAGCTTTGTTATTACTACAACCGAGATCCCGCAGCTATTAAAAGATTTGCAGGCCGAAGTTACTATTGCAATTGATGCGGGTAACGATCCACTGGCAACGGTCGAGCGAGCAGTTAAGAAAGAAAAAGTTGATGTTATTGAAATTGAATATCAAGACAATGCAGCTCCCTTTGTTTATAATTTACGCATCAAATCATTAGAGCGTAAGCTAGTTAGAAGCAGCAATGGTTCAGGCTTTACGGTAATGCGCGCGTGAGCACGTTTTATACAGGGTTAGCAACTACAGCGACTAATCTATTGACTAAGCGAGGTCAAACCGCTTCATGGTCACATGATAACGATGATGGCACGTTTAACCCTGCAACCGGACAGAATAGCGGCGGCACGACTACGGCTTACACGGCTAAGGGTGCTTTGTTAGACTTTGACACAAGCCGTATCGATGGCGCGTCAATACTAACGACTGATAAGCGCTTTATCATGCAGGCAGGCAGCAGGCCAGAGGCTAATGATGTTATAACGATTAACAGTGTTGCTTATCAAACCATTAAAGTGCGCGAGACTAATCCAGCGGGTACGCCGGTTATTTACGAAGTGCAGCTAAGGAGCTAACGATGTCTTTTGAATCAGAGCTTAAAAAGTTTTCTGTCATTGCTTTAGGAAACTCGGAAAAAGTTTTTCGTGGCACATTTTTGTCGTTAACAGCTAGTGTTATCAAACGCTCACCTGTCGGAAACCCAGATTTATGGGTGGCATTTGATAAAACTAAAGGAGCTTATGTGGACTACCAGTCCATTAGATCTGTTCCCGAAGGTTATGTGGGAGGAAGATTTAGAGGAAACTGGCAGACTGATGTTAATAAACCGCCTTCTGGAGAAGTTGATACTATAAGCAAAACCGGTGCAGAACCGCTGGCAAAAGCAAAAATTGTTGCTTTCACTGCAAAATTAGAAGACTCGCTATATCTTGTAAATAATCTCCCTTATGCCGTGCCTTTGGAAAATGGATCGTCAACACAAGCCCCCCACGGGATGGTCAAAAGAACGGTTGCAGAGTTTAACCGCGAAGTAGAAAAGCAGGCAAGGAAACTTAAATGAGTACGCATTTTTTAGACATATCAGCGGCTTTAGATACAAACCTCAATACGTTTGCAAGTGCTAATAGCATTCCGGTAGCGTGGGAGAACATCAATTATAAGCCCGTTGTGGGTACCTTGTATCTTAGACCTACATTATTACCGGCTGATACAGATCCTATTGGGTTGAGCTATGTGAGCGCCTTAGACCATCTTGGAATCTATCAAATAGATGTTATATCGCCAATTGATGCAGGCAAGAGCGCGGCAGTCACTAAAGCTGATTTGCTAGCCACTGCGTTTCCTAGAAGCAAATTAACGTACAACGGTAAATTAGTTACAATTAAATCGGTATCGCGCAGTACAGGCACGCGAGATGGCGCTTGGTATATCGTGCCTGTTGTTATTAATTATCAATCTATAACAGGGGATTAACATTACAGACCCTACAGTTTTTCAAGGTACAAAAATTAGCATTAGTGCAAACCAAGTCATAGATTATAATATTGATGGCTTTAGGGCGTCATCTATTAGTTATACTTTGATAGGTGGTGTAACAAACATTGGCACAATTGGCAGAGAATATGTTGATGTTTCTTACAAAACTTTTGATCAGCGTGGTATTAGTCACAGAAAAGGCACATCAAATCAAGCAGAAACAACTTTAGAAATATTAGTAAATCGTGAGGCCATAGGACAATTTATATTAAAAATAGCTCGTGAGTCTGATAATCAATATCTTTTTAAGATTGAATATGGAAACGGGGAGCTAGACTTTTTTGCAGCATTAGTTTCAAGCGTTTCAAATTTGCAGGGTGACGGCAATACTATTCGTAATTTATCTGCCAACCTTGTTGTAGACCACAAGGGCATAATTGAAAAAAATACTACATTCTTTAAAGATGTGCCGGGCTTGGTAAGCACATTCCCGTTATTGTCAACAATTGGCGTACCTTCAAGCAAGCTATAGTCAAATATAACTTGTGTCTGTTATAATCAATCATCAATTAATATTTATCATAGGATTTTAAAATGGCCATTCCAATTACGTTCGACGGTGTCATTGCTAGTGTTAGTGCTGACGCACCCCCAACTTATGACGCCGCAGGTTTTTCCGATGCGTCTGTTACTTATACAGTGGTTGGTCAGTTAATGAACTTTCCCGACATTGGGCGTGTTTATACAGACGTTGCCTATAACTCGCTAGATGTTCGCGGTACTCGACATATTAAAGGCACTTATGAAGAACCAGAGATCCCTTTAGAGTTAGGCGTGGTTCGTCTAGATGACGGTCAAATCATTCTTAAGACTGCAAGCGATTCAGATGCCAGTTTTACGTTTAAGTTTGAATATTCCAATGGCGAAGTTGATTACTTCCAAGCTAAAGTATTCAGTCTAGTAAGTGCTGGTGGCGATGGTGACACGATACGAGCAATCACAGCGAATGTGCGTATTGATCATCAGGGCGTTATTTCGGTTGCGGCATAATGGATTTATCTTTATTAGTTGGCAACGATACAGCCGATTGTGTGATTATAGACCCTTACACAGATGACGATACGGATATCATCATTACGGTCTACGGGCCTTATTCAAAAGAATATACGGCGGCTTTTATTGCAGACTCGAAGCGTGAAGAATCCGATCCGTTAAAATTGATTGCTGATTTAACATCTGACTGGGTTAACGTGGAGCTAGATGGAAAGTCTTTAGTGTTTAGCCAATCGAACGCCCTGAAAGTCTACGGTATGAAAAATAGCATTGTAAAAAGTCAGGTTGAGGGGTTCATCTTAAATGGTAAGAATTTTTTGCCCAAACGCTAGATGATTTATGTTTATATTTCGATCAGCTAGCGTGGTTAAACTCAAGACCTAAAGTCGGCAATGCTTTAAGAAAAGACTGCTTATCTTATGATATGCCTAATATTAATTATTGTCGGTATGTTGCTGAGATAGCCTTAGATTATGGGTTAAAGCCAGAGTGGTCAGAGTTAAACGCATGGAATATATTAACAGGCGCTAATCTTAATAAATTCGAATCCAAGGCGGTACACTTAATGAGCGTAACTTACCAGAATAAACATGGATTTTATGATGGTAAAGACTCACCTCGCCCGTTTGTTGGCAACGCTATACAAAGCAGCGAATCAATCAAGACAGCACTTAGGAATAAATAAATAATGACTGATGTTGCAAGTTTAATTGTTAAAGTTGGTACTCAGGGCGTTAAAGGTGCGGCGGATCAGCTAGATAGGCTTGAAACCCAAGGCGAAAAAACCACTAGAACAATGAAAAGCCTCGCCACAGCATTTGCTGGTATTGCGGCATCTAGTGCGGCATTTGGTGCGCTTGCAACGGCTTCAATACAGTCATCAAAAGAGTTGATTGGATTTGCTCGTGTTGCTAATACTTCTTTAGAGTCATTTCAAAATCTAGCTTTTGGCGCTAAATCTGTTGGTGTGCAAACTGATAAACTATCAGACATTTTAAAAGATGTATCTGATAAGGTTGGTGACTTCTTAACAACTGGTGGCGGTCCCTTAATAGACTTCTTTGAAAAGGTTGCCCCCCAAGTTGGCGTTACTGCGGAAGAGTTTAGAAATCTATCGGGTAAAGATTCTTTGCAGCTATACATTAGCAGCCTAGAAAAAGCCAACCTGTCACAGAATGAAATGGTGTTTTTTCTAGAGGCGATTGCCTCAGATGCGACATTATTACTACCTTTATTTCAAAAGAACGGCGAAGCACAAAAAGAGCAGGCTAAACAGGCCAGAGCTTTAGGGCTTGCCTTGTCTGATATTGATGCAGCTAATATTAGCAAGGCAGGGGTCGAGATTGATAAAGTAGGTGCTGTACTGTCGGCGGTGTCTCAACAGTTTGGTGCAGAAGTCGCGCCTTTAATTAGTGATATTGGTGAAAGTTTCCTTGATGCGACGAAAAACGCCGGTGGAGTTGGCGAGATAGCTTCTAAGCTGTCGGATATATTTGTTGAAGCTGCAAAGGTTGCAGAGGTATTCGCTGTAGTTATTGGCAGCCGGATTGTCACTAGCTTAACTTTAGCGGCAGCGGCACAAGTACGGTACGGTGCTGCGGTTGTAGGCGGCACAGCTTTTGTGACTCGTGCGACTACCGCAACGGCGGCGCATGCGGCGGCACTTGGCGGCGTGACTTTGGCAGCACGAACGGCAGCGGTTTCAATAGGTGCGCTCAGGGGTGGTATGGCCTTATTGGGCGGCACTACTGGCGTTGTAATTCTAGCGGCGGCGGCTCTTTTTACATTTGCACGCAGGGCAAGAGAGGCAACACAAAGCACCGGCGATTTAGCAAAAAACATAAATACACTTACAGTAGAAGCTGCCGGTGTAAGGCTTAAATCTTTAGGCAAGACATTAAAAGAAGCAAGCTTCGATTTTGATAAAGCTAGATTTAAAATACGCAACATACAGCGAGAGCTTAGGAGAAACCCAAACAACACTAGATTACAAGCTGACTTAAAAGGATTTGAAGATAAGCTAGCATCTGCAAAAAAAAATGTGGAAACACTTAAAACTTTAGAGACTGAGTTAACGGCTATAGTTAACGACCCGAACAGAGAAGCAACACTACAAGCGGCTGCGGATGCACAAATTGCAAAGGATGAAGCGATAGTAGAGTCAGCGGTTAAACGTAAAGCTAAGTTAATAGCTATTAAAAACGCACAAGATAAGTTGTTATCTCAGTCTGCTAGCTTCTTGCAGTCGATTAAAACACCCACAGAATTATTTAATGAACAAAAAGCATTGCTTGAAAAGCTTGCAAGTACACTGGATGCAAATACAGGCAAAGCATTAATAAATGCAGATGAGCTAGAGTTAGGCATTAAACTCGCTCGTGAAGAAATGGAACGGCTAAATGAAACAGAAAGCCCAGATCAATTTATTGATGGAATTCATGGTTTAAACGACAGCATTTCAGAA